CACTTGATTTTGGTGCTACAGATCAAATTGAGGAGTTCCAAGTTACATTCAACTACCTATTCTATGAAGTAGCCTCACCAACAGGTAGCTTCTAGTTGATAAATATCAAAGTTTAAGTTATAATATAAATACCACTATAGGTATAAAAGTTATACAATGGCACAACTATTTGGTTTCTCGATTGATGATTCATATAAGAAACCGTCAGAAACAGTAGTCTCACCAGTCCCCAAAAATAATGAGGATGGTGCGGACTACTATTTGGCGTCTGGATTTTATGGGCAATATCTTGATGTAGAGGGCGTATTTAAAACAGAATATGATTTAATTCGTAGATATCGTGAGATGGCACTTCATCCCGAAGTTGATTCTGCGATAGAGGATATTATAATTGAAGCGATTGTTGCAGACCAAAATGATTCGCCAGTTCAAATTGACCTTGAAAATTTAAACGTAGGGCCAAACATTAAGGATCTTATTCGTTCAGAGTTTCAATATATCAAAGAGATGTTGGACTTTGATAAGAAAGCACATGAAATATTCCGTAATTGGTATGTGGATGGAAGAATATATTACCATAAAGTCATAGATTTAGAAAAACCAGAAGAAGGAATTAAGGAACTTAGATATATTGATGCACTTAAAATCAAATATGTAAGAGAACAGAAGAAAAAAGGTGGTGCAAACGCAATTCAATATACGCCAGGCAATAATCCAGGCGCTAATAATGACCCTATGAGTGCAGATTTTGAGGGACTATCAGAATATTTTATATACACTCCACATTCATATCAGAAAAATCAATATGGTTCTGTTGCTGTAACAGGTCAACAGAAAGATGCAGTTAAGTTTGCTAAAGATGCAATAGCGTATTGCACATCTGGTTTAGTAGATCGTAATAAACAAACTGTTCTCTCTTATCTACAAAAGGCTATTAAATCACTTAATCAACTTCGCATGATTGAAGATAGTCTTGTTATCTATCGATTATCAAGAGCTCCAGAGAGAAGAATATTTTATATTGATGTTGGTAATTTACCAAAAGCAAAGGCAGAACAATATCTTCGTGAGGTCATGGCGAGATATCGTAATAAATTAACATACGATGCTAACACTGGTGAGATTCGTGATGATAAGAAGTATATGTCAATGATGGAAGATTTCTGGCTACCAAGAAGAGAGGGTGGTCGTGGAACTGAAATATCTACATTACCTGGCGGACAAAACTTAGGAGAACTTACAGATGTAGAATATTTCCAAAAGAAACTTTTCCGTTCCTTGAATGTTCCTGAGTCTCGCATGGCTGATAATGCAAGTTTTAGTTTAGGTCGTTCATCAGAAGTTCTAAGAGATGAACTTAAGTTTAGTAAGTTTGTTGGAAGAATGAGAAAGAGATTTAGTAATCTTTTCCATGACATACTTAAAACTCAATTAATTCTTAAGAATGTTTGTACTCCAGAGGAGTGGGAGCAAATGAGTGATCATATTCAATATGATTATTTGTATGATAATCACTTTGCTGAACTCAAAGATGCAGAATTAATGCAAGAAAGATTAGGACTTGTTGCAACTGCTGACCCTTATATTGGAAAGTATTACTCTGTAGATTATATTCGCCGTAAGATTTTACGTCAAACTGATAGTGAAATCAATGAAGAGGATAAATTAATCGCTGCTGAAAGAGAGGCTGGACTCATTCCACCAACTGAACAAGAGATGCAAATGGCACAAATGGCTATGGACGCACAGAATAATAAGGATAATCTTGGTAAACCCATCAATGAACCAGAGATTGATACAAGTAAAACTGAAGACCCCGACTCGCCAGGCACGCCAGATCTTAAAGGTGGCGAGATATAAATAAAACATAGGTATAGGATTTTTATCTCATGGATGAATTAATGAACTTGATGATTGCGGATGAATCTCCATCTGAAATTAGCGATTCAATAAAAACTCAGTTAATGCAGAAGGCTACCGCAAGAATAGATGCTCTGAAGCCTGCGGTTACAAATGCGATGATGGGTTATGAACTTGAATCTGAAGAAGATGTAGAACCAGATGCAGAAACAGTTGGTGAACTTGATAATGCTGAAGAAACCGAAGAGGAAGAGTAAATGGCACATCAACCTGTAGGCGCTGGTTTTAGTTTTGCGACGAATCAAACAAGTGCTTCACAAACTTTTACAGTACAATCGGACACACTTAGAGTTGTTGCTAAAAACGCTGGTCAACATGTAGCAATTGGAACTACTGGGCCTGCAACTACAACTGATTATTATGTCCCTGCAAATAGTTCTGCAACTTTAAATTTAGGTAGAGTTAGTTCTATCGGAGTCGCTGGAATTACAAAAGGAGCTGCAACAGTTATCACACTTCCAGAGGGAATGGGTAATCCATTTAAAGTTGATGATGTAATTGTGATATCTGGTGTCACTGGTGTAACAGGATTTAATACAACTGCAAAAATAGTTTCGATTCAAGAAGCTAGAGCTAGAGGTTTTGCACAATTTGGTGCAGAATTAACAATTGATCATGACAGTCGTGCTCTTAATTCCGACAACGCAGTCGTGACTGCTGCAGCGGCAAGAAGACAACTGACTGTTTCAGCGGTGACTGATCATACAACAGCTGGTCAATTATTTGCACAACAGGTTCAAATATCAGGAGTACAATAATGAAACTCATTACAGAAGAAATCGAACAGGTTGAAGTTATTGTTGAGAATCGCAACGGTAAGAAGAACTTGTTTATTGAAGGAGTATTCCTTCAAAGTGAAATAAAAAATCGTAATGGTAGAATGTATCCAATGCAAACTCTTGCTCGTGAAGTTGGAAGATATAACGAAAACTTTGTTGAGAAAGGTAGAGCTCTTGGAGAGTTAGGTCATCCAGATGGCCCGACTGTCAATCTTGACAGAGTATCTCATAAAATTGTTTCTCTCAAAGAAGATGGAAATAACTTTATAGGAAAAGCAAAGATTCTTAGCACTCCAATGGGTAAGATTGCATCTAATTTATTAGGTGAAGGTGTTAAACTTGGTGTTTCATCAAGAGGAGTAGGGTCTTTAAGTAAGACTAACGAAGGATACAGTGTGGTAGGAGAAGATTTTACTCTTGCAACTGCTGCTGATATCGTTGCAGATCCTTCTGCTCCAGATGCTTTCGTAGACGGCATCATGGAAGGAAAGGATTGGGTATGGGATGGTGGCATACTTCGTGAGAGACTTGCAACTAAAACTTACAAACAGATTAACACACTAGTTGATCAAAATAAATTAGACGAAAAGAAATTAAGCGTCTTTGAAGATTTCTTAGCAAATCTTTAAATATATAAATAAAAACAGATTATACAAAGGTAATTCGGAGAGTTCAAATGTCCCGTGGGAAAAATTTACAAGAAATGGAGAACGCCGTAACCAAGGGTGCAAAACCCGCTGAGCCCATGCAAACCATGGCAGGCGTGAGTTATGAAGACCTCGGTGGCCCAACTCCAGAAAACAATTCACCAACAGACGATTCTAATAAATTAAAGGATCCAGCTGGTGAAGGATCATATGCAGCAAATCTTAAATCAGTAAAAGGTGTCATGGCTAAATCAAAAATGGAAGAAGTCGAAACCGAAGAGGAAGTGGTTGCAGAAGATCAAACTTCTGAAGAAGAAGTAGTCGCTGAGGAAGAAGTTGCTGAAGAGGAAGTTACTGAACTTCCCGAAATCACTGATGAAGTGGACATCGATGATGATGTTAATGCACTTCTCGGTGGACAGGAACTTTCCGAAGAGTTTAGAGAAAAAGCTAAGACAATTTTCGAGGCTGCTCTAAAGTCTAAAGTTACCGAACTTAGAGAAGCCATGGAAGCTCACTACGAAGCAAAACTCGTAGAAGAGGTCGAAGGCATGAAAGACGAACTTATCGAGCGTGTTGACTCTTACTTAGAGTACGTCGCTGATGAGTGGTTACAAGAAAACGCAATCGAAGTAGAGCGTGGTCTTAGAACCGAGATGACCGAATCATTCCTTGAAGGAATGCGTGGTCTTTTTGAAGAACATTATGTATCAATCCCTGATGATAAATATGATGTCGTTGAGAATATGGTAGACAAACTTGACGAAATGGAATCAAAACTCAACGAGCAGATCGAAAAGAATATAGCTATCACTAAGAGTCTCTCCGAGGCAACAGGTGGTAACATCCTTTCCGATGTTTCTGAAGGCTTATCAAGTACTCAGAAGGAAAAGCTCGCTTCACTTGCCGAAGGTGTTGAGTTTGAAAGTGAAGAATCTTATAAGGAAAAGCTTGAGACTCTAAAAGAGTCATACTTCAAGACTGCTCCAAAAAGAAGTGACTCGGAAGTGTTAAACGAACAGGCTGCAACACCAGATGTTTCTGGTAGTATGGCGGCATACATCCAGGCACTATCCCATGCCACTAAAAAGTGAATCTCAACTTGTTAATTAATCAAACGTAAACTTATTAGGTAAAACGCAAATGTTTGGCAACGCAGAACAATTGCAAGAGAAGTGGAAGCCCCTTCTAGAACATGATGGAATTGATGCTATCAAGGACAATCATCGTAAAGCGGTTACTGCTGTCTTGCTTGAGAACCAAGAAAGATTTTTAAATGAGGAAAGATCATTCCTCTCAGAAGCTCCAACAGTGAATACAAATACTGGCGCTAATGCTGGTTTCTCTGGTGGTGCAACAGCAACTGGCCCTGTTGCTGGTTTTGACCCTGTTCTAATCTCATTGATTAGAAGATCTATGCCTAACTTGGTGGCATATGACCTTGCTGGTGTTCAACCAATGAACGCTCCAACAGGACTTATTTTTGCAATGAGATCCAGATTTGTTGATGGCACAAATGCTAACAACATGCTTGGAACAGAGGCATTATTCAACGAACCAGATTCAGCATTCTCTGGACAGAACCAAGAGAATACTCTTACAGACGGATTTACATCTGTTACAACTGGTTTAGGTACAACTGCTCAGTCAGGTACTAACCCAGGCGCTCTTAACCCTTCAACAGATGCAAAACAAGTTGCATATGATGTTGGTCAAGGTATGCGTACAGACGACGCAGAAGATTTAGGTAGTACTGATAAGGCTTTCAACGAGATGGCTTTCTCAATCGAGAAAGTTACTGTGACTGCAAAGTCAAGAGCTCTAAAAGCACAGTACAGTTTAGAATTAGCTCAAGACCTTAAGGCAATCCACGGATTGAACGCTGAGGCTGAGTTAGCAAACATTCTATCAACTGAAATTCTTGCTGAAATCAACAGAGAAGTTATTAGAACTATCTACAAAACTGCTGAGACAGGTGCTCAGGTCAATACAGCAACTGCTGGTACATTTGACTTAGACACTGACTCAAACGGAAGATGGTCAGTTGAAAAATTCAAGGGACTATTATTCCAGATTGAAAGAGATGCAAACGCTATTGCACAAAGAACTCGTCGTGGAAAGGGTAACATCATCCTTTGCTCTGCTGACGTTGCTTCTGCACTCACAATGGCTGGTGTTCTAGATTACACCCCTGCACTTAATGTTAACTTAAACGTAGACGACACAGGTAATACATTTGCTGGTGTTATCAACGGTAAGTACAGAGTGTACATCGATCCATTCGCTGCTAACAGTGCTGCAACTCAGTATTATGTTATCGGTTACAAAGGAACATCTCCTTACGATGCTGGACTATTCTACTGTCCTTACGTTCCACTACAGATGGTTAGAGCTGTTGGTCAGGATACATTCCAACCAAAAATTGGCTTTAAGACTCGTTACGGAATGGTTGAGAACCCATTCTCACAGGGAACAACACAGGGATCAGGAACACTTACTGTTAACGCAAACCGTTACTACAGAAGAGTATCTGTTACAAACCTTATGTAATTTATATTACAATTTCAACACATTTAGAGAGATGCTTGCCATCTCTCTTTTTTTATGTCAATATATAGTATATACTATGAATGTCAAAAGCAGCGATTATCGCAAATGCTTTATTGAAGTAATTCAATCGACATTATTGACAAAACCGTAAACCTTATCAAGGGAACTATTATGACTGAAACAAAAAGTCCAAAGGATTTCTTTTTCCAAATTCCAGACACACAAGATGGCTGGGAAGAAATTATAAAAAAAATGAATCTCTATGCACCTCCAGAGAAAGTTGAGGGTATGGA